ACCAGCGGAACTAAAGATTTTGCAGGGCAATCCAGGCCAGCACAAGATTAGAACTAATGACGCGATTGCACCGCTTGAGTATGGCTATGTTGAACCGCTTAGACCGCTTGGTGAAGTGGGCAAGCAGTTCTGGGATTCAATCTTTGGCGCTGGTGAGCTTTGGATTTCTATAAAGACTGATACCGCTTTGGTGCAGTTAGTTTGTGAGCAGATGGATCGCAGGGCTAGGCTTTCGGCTTTATGGTGGGATAACCCAACTGACCGAACTGTGACAATGGGCTTGCATGAGTTGGAAAAGGAATTGCGCTCTAACCTTGGCTTGCTTGGTTTCTCACCGGCTGACCGCACTCGCCTTGGCTTTGTATCTGCCAAGACCAAATCCAAGCTAGAGGAACTACTGGCTAAGAAGGCTGCTTGGCTTACCCCTGTCAAACCGGAATCTATTGCCAGAGGTGATGGGGATGATGCCATTGAGTTTGCTGAGTTGTTTGGCTCTATTGGTAAAGATGGAATTGCTGGCCGAGCAGGGCAACCGCTTATCTTGCGAGATTGGCAAAAGGAACTTCTAAGACACCTTTACGCCCGAGATGCTAATGGTGGCTATGAAGCTCAGACCGCCCTAATTGGTATGCCTCGAAAGTCTGGCAAGTCAGCCTTGTCTAGTGCCGCTGTTGCTCTTTACTCTTTGCTTGCTGAAGGTGTGCAAGGTGGAGAAGTGATTGTTGCTGCTGCCGAAAAGGAACAGGCTCGCATTGTGTTTGGCGAGGCTAGGCGAATGGTGGAGTCAAGCGAACTGGCTGACATGGTGCAGGTCTATAAAGACTCAATCTATGTACCAAGCACTCACTCGGTTCTCAAGGTTGTATCTGCCGAGGCTTATTCCAAAGAAGGTGCTAACCCTCATCGGCTAGTTCTTGATGAACTCCATGCTCACAGGGATCGCAAGCTCTTTGATGTTTACTCGCTGGCTATGGGTAACCGAGGCAAGATTGCCCAACTGGTTGCTATCTCTACAGCCGGTGTTCGCCAAGACATCACCGGTCAAGACTCTATCTGCTACAGCCTTTATCAGTATGGCAAGCAAGTTGCTAATGGCGAGATTGATGACCCAAACTTTTTTATGGCTTGGTGGGAAGCACCGCCAGAGGCAGATCACCGCTTGCCTGAAACTTGGAAGATGGCCAATCCTGGATTCAATGACCTAGTTGCTGAAACAGACTTTGCCTCAGCGGTAAAGCGCACACCCGAGGCCGAGTTTAGAACTAAGCGCCTAAATCAATGGGTAAATACTAAGAGCGCTTGGTTGCCAGCCGGTGCTTGGGATGCCTTGAAGGATGACTTTGAGATGACCCCAGAAGATGAGTATGTTGTTGGCTTTGATGGTTCTTGGAAGAATGACTCTACCGCTCTTGTAGCAGTTCTCTTGCCTAAAGAAGAGGGCGAGCCTTTTAGGGTAAAGCACATCAAGTCATGGGAAAAAGATTTCACTATTGATGATGACTCTTGGCGAGTAGACAAGTATGAGGTTTCTTCTTTCTTGCTTGATTTTTACAGCCAGTTCCCTCGCATGAAAGAATTAGCCTGTGACCCTTCCTACTGGGAAGATGAGCTTTGGGATTGGAATGCTGCCGGTCTGCCAGTTGTTGCTTACCGAAACTCAACCGAGCGCACTATCCCAGCAACCGCCAAACTCTTTGATGCCATTATGTCTGGTGCTTTAGTCCATGATGGTTCGCCATCTATGGCTCGCCACTTGGATAACTGTATTCTCAAGATTGACAACCGAGGCGCTCGCATTACAAAAGACTTCCGCCAACCAAAGTTGAAGGTGGACAATGCCATTGCCCTAATGATGGCTTATGACCGCGCAAGCGGTAGAATGGAAGAACAGGTTGTACCGCAATTTTTTGTATAATAGGCAGGGCTAATGGCTGGAATTTTTGACTGGTTTAGAAAAGAAGATAGAGCAATCTCTTTCCAGACCGTATGGGGCGCTGGCGCAGACCTCGACATTGTGAACCCTTCAGGGGTTGTTATCAATCAGAACTCAGCCTTTGAGGTTGTTGCTTTCTGGTCAGCGGTTAGCCTAATCAGCGACACCATCGCAACATTGCCAGTAGATTCTTTCATCCGCCAAGACGGAAACCGCCGACCTTACCGACCTCGCCCAGCATGGGTAGACCAGCCAGATGTGGACATGACCCGACAGGCTCACTACCAGCAGGTTCTTGTTAGCTTGCTAGTTAGTGGAAATTCTTACACTCGAGTTTTCCGCAACTCAAACGGTGATGTTGTAAACCTTGTCTGCCTTGATCCACAGACTGTTCAGGTAAAGCGCTCGGCTATTGGTCGCAAAATCTTTATTGTTGATGGCGAAGAAAAGACCCTAGATTCAGAATCTATTGTCCATATCACCGATCTCATTCAGCCCGGGTCACTCACAGGCCTTAGCCGCGTAGAGCGCCTAAAGGAAGCACTAGGCCTATCTAGCGCAATGCAGTCTTTCGCTGCTAGATTCTTTGGAACAGGTGCAACTACTCAGGGCATTATTGAGTTCCCTGGCAACCTAACCCCTGAGCAAGCAAAGAACTTGCGAGATGGCTTTGACTCAGCGCACCGAGGTTTCCGCCGCGCACACAAGACTGGTGTTCTTTCAGGTGGGGCAACCTACAAGCAGACAACAGTTCCAAATGATGCTGCTCAGTTCCTAGAATCACGCCGTTTCTCTGTTGAGGAAATTGCTCGGGCATTCAACATTCCTCTAAGCATGATGGGTGTTCCAGGCGCCCAAAGTTACGCGAGTACGGAGCAGAACGCCATACAATTTGTGACCCACACGCTTAGGCCATACATCGAGAAACTTGAGTGGGCTTACTCTCGCTTGCTACCTGTTGAGGCTTTCCTCGCTTTCAACACCAATGGCCTGTTGCGCGGTGACTTCAACTCTCGAATCTCGGCTTATGCAACCGGTCTACAGTCTGGCTTTATGTCAGTCAATGATGTTCGCCGCCTAGAAGACATGAGTCCAACAGATGGCGGAGATCAATACCGAGTGCCACTAGCCAACATTGCGCTAACCGACACCGGTCTAGTCGCTGAGAATGAAAAGACCAACATGGTCAAGGCTCTGATTCAGGTTGGCTTCGACCCAGAGGCAACCCTAAAGGCATTTGGCTTGCCAGTTATTCCGCACACCGGAGTTCCAAGCACTCAGCTTCAGGCAGTCAATACTATTGACCCAGAAAATCCTGACTCGGTTTACGGAGTCTAATGTCGCTACTCCAAAAGGTTTATTCAGTTGGCACAACACCGGTAACGGTTGTTGCACCGACTAATGACTATGTGAAGTATGTTCTCAAAAACACACAGCCAAAGGATGTTGATGAGTATGCCCGAGATGGCTACATCTACCTAATTGGTCAGCAGTTTACAATTACTTCCGGTGGAACAGTCAACTTCTCAATAGCAACTGGCGCAACTGGAGCGCAACTAGATTTCTACTCAATTATTTCAGACACAGCAACGGTGCTTTCCAGTCTTGTAGAAGGAGCAACAGTCACAACAACCGGTGCTGATATTCCTGCCTACAACCTAAACCGCAACAAATCAGATGATCATACCTCAGTTCTAAAGGCAGCAACTTCTATAACTGGCGGAACGGTAGTAAGTCAAGAATTTACAACCGCCTCAATCCACGCTGGCGGTGAACTATCAAGTACCAAGGTTCACACTCTAAAACCAAATGCTACTTATGGAATGCGTTTTGCCAATCTAGGAAACCAGACAACCAATGTCTATTTCCAACTAGGCTTTAGCGAACACTACAACGGCTATAACAACATCTGGCTGGAAACAGTAGATGACTCTTTTGTTCTAAGACCTGGTGAGGAACTACTTATGGAACTATTGCCTTCAGCAACCATAAACGCCACTTCACTAATGAACAGCAACAAGCTCTCAGTCATGAGGCAGAAGTAGATTGGATGGCAATGACTGACCTAAATGTTGAAGAACACCTTTCATCTCGAGCAATCAATCAAGAAGCACCTGCTTACATGAGGGTTGCCGCTAGGCGAGGGCTGGAATACTACAGCGAAGGTCTAGGCGGAGATGGTCTAGTCGAGCGCACTATCCGAGAAGCCCGAGAGATGGCTGACGGCAATGTGTCAGATGACAAGTGGATTCGCATTGCTGCTTGGATTGCTCGCCACCTCGGAGATTTAGATTCGCCAGATGCAGACCCAGCCTCAGACAACTATCCGAGTGCCGGTGTTGTCGCACACCTACTTTGGGGTTCAGGCCCATCAAAGCGAGCAGCCGAAAGAACTCTAGCCTATGCGGAATCAGTTGTTGCTAGAATTAGAGCAGATGAAGAAAGTCAAAGAATGAACACAAACCGCGCATTGCCAGATGAACTAGCAGTTGGCGATACTGTCGCTTGGGTTATCCAGAACACCGAGATTGAATCTTATGCCGGTGTTGTAACTGACCTTATGGAAACTGATGCTCATGTTGCTATCTGGGATGAAGAAGATGGCATCTGGACACCGGAAGGCATCACCGCTGTTGTGCCTATTGCTGACCTAAAGAAAATCAACCCTCTTGTTAGCGAGCCAGAAATGGAAGAGCCTATGCAAGACCCTTCTATGCCAGCAGACATTCCAGATGTTCCTTTTCAGGTGCAGTCGCGTGACAAGTGGATTCGAGCTGCTTGGGCTATCAAAGCAAAACTAGAAGGCGCTTCAGATG